ATGGACTGGAATCCGTATGGTTCTTGCCTGATCAGCAATCGCGCGGGTAATAGATTGACGAATCCACCAGGTTAAGGTCAGTTACCGTATAACAAAATATGATAGAAATAAAGGAGAAGTAATTATATTATACAAGAAGAAAGAGGACGTTTCAAGCGCCCTCTTTTATTTTTCGCAAAACTGACCGATATTCTCGCGGATACATTGCTTCTATAGCTTTCATGTGTTCGTCAAGCACGCGTAATAAGTGCTCAAAGTCTGCTTTCCGGGCTACCTCCTTAAATTCAGATTCCGGTTCGGATGCGTAAGAATAATATGCTGTTTTTGGTGTCGGTTGGCTTGGCGCCTTATCTGGCTCCAGATTATTGCGTACATTGTATAAAATCGAAAGCCGTTCGCAAGTGGCGTAGGTTGTTTTTCCTGCCTCTAATGCCGCAATTTCGGCATTAATTTCGCTCATATTAATCATTGCGGCACTCCTTCCTTTTATCGGTCTAATTCTGCTAACGCCCTGCCTAAAGCTGCCTGATCTGTGCTAGACAGATTACTGTCATGCATCATGTCTTTAATAGTCTCTTTTACCTGCATTTTTGCATCGTTGTAAGAGTAATGACCCCTCACATAATGCTGACCTCTACGAGCGTTGCTGTAGTCGCCGTAGTCCATGTCGGGATAACGCCCACGGCTATATCTTCCCGATGCGTTCCAGTCGCCGCCACGGCTGTACTCATCATCGCTCTCTAAGTACATAATTTTGTCGATGTTTTTAATTGTATCCGTCAGTTTATGGACTGCTTCCAAATCCCCGGCGCTCATATCGCCTTTGTTGGAAATCTCGTCCAGCTCCCTGCACATCATCTTTTTTAATTTGTGTAATGATTCCATTTTTCGCCCTCCTTTTATGCTACTCTCTCGGCGATTAAATTGCTATTGGCTATACTAATTGCCTGCGTAGATGTATTTTCAACTGCGATTGTTATGCAACATCCACGCGGAACGTCAATAAATGCCGCCGTAAATACATTAAAATATTCGCCTGCCGCCGCAGGTGTTACGATTGCTGTCGCACTATTTAATGGTTCTCCGGCGATTGCCAGGGCAATAGAAATAGGCGTCACAGTTCCACCGGCAGGTATGGCGATATTAGCCCCGAAGCTGACCTTATAGCGTGCCCTGCACTGGTTTGTAAGGCCTCTAAGGGTCACAATTCCTGCCCCCTCCCGGTGTGCAATACAGCTGCCGCACTTTACGGCTGTCTCTGTAAGCGGTAAATTCTGCCCCGCTGCTACGGTTACAACATTACTATTGGTAAATTCTGCCACGTTATATCACTCCTTTTTTTAAAATAATAAACGGCGGAACGATCGCCCCGCCGCTATAAGCATCATCGGTACAAACCGAACAATCCTGTCGTGCAGGAAGCTGCTAATTATAAAATTTTAGCATCCGCAACCAGTATTGCATCCGCAATTACCGTACTGATATGGTGCGGAAACCGGAAAAGCTGGCACTGGTCTAGGGTTGTAATAAGTAAACTGACCCTGCATGTATGCCTTTAAGGTTTCGTTCTGTGACGCCTGAGAAGCCGCTAACTGTGCCGCAAATAACTGCTGATTCTGCTCGGCAATCTTAGCGTCCTTAGCTTCGATTCTCTGCGCTGTGAGGGCATCAAGGATGGCTCTAGCGTTGTTATTCTGGTTGTCAATGATGTCTCTTGTGTTGTTTGCGTTGTTAAAGTTTGTCTGGCAGAAGCCGTTTGTAACTTCCTGCTGGATCGCATTGGTATTCATCGCCATATTGTAGTTAACGCCTGCGATAGCCTGTTTGTTATCACAACAGCACTGTGCTAACTGTGCCTGTAAAGCATTAAAACTCTGCATGTCTGCAATCTGTCCCTGCTGGATTGCGTTTCGTGTATCATAGCCGTTCTGCTGGATTGTACTATTTGTTCCTGCAAATCCGTTGAGAAGAGAGGTATTCACCGCATAAAATCCGTCACAAATACCGCTGTTGATGGCATCACCCTTGCGCTCAAGGGAGGAAATACCGCTATCAATCTGGCGCTGTAAGGTTGCAAAGTCAGAAGCTAATACATAGTTATCTACCGCGCCTCCGCCGCCGTTATTCCATCCATTTCCGTTTCCCCATCCGCAGAAGATAAAGAGGAAAAGAATGATAATCCACCAAGCACCGTTGCCCTCGCCAAATGCGCCGTTATTGTTGCCTGTGACTGCCGCCAAATCTGCCGGGCTCATTCCGTCTGTTGTTAATCCCATGGAATCACTCCTTTTTTATTTATTTAAAACCCTTTAAAAGGTTTTGAAACTGTGTTGCCATGCCCTGCAACTGATTGTACTGTTGCTGGCTCATTTGCCCGCTATTTAGCAGGTTTTGCACTTCCTGCTTCGGGTCCCCCTGAAACTGCTGTCTGAACTGTTGAAACTGCTGTATCATCTGCATTGGATTGAGATTCATTCAATACCCTCCTTCTTAACGTCTCCATTTGCCTCTCTAAGGCTTTTAAGCGTTCCTCGTAGTTAATTGGTTGGTTGGATTGTGAAAGCTCCGCTGTGGGCGAATCTGAGCCCTTACGCTTATATTCAAACACCTCTAAAAACGGTCTGCCCGTCTGGTCCGCTCTTTTTTCGTAAAAAATTGGTGCCTGACTGTCCCACAGGCGAACAAAAGAATTTGGTGCCACTAAATATGCCTCCGCCGCACCCTGTCCTTGTACCCAAATTCGTTCATCGGGATTGGATTGCTGTTGCATTTGTTGAGGCGGTGCCTGCTGTTGTTTTAGTCGGTTGAGCTGGTCAAGATAATCCGGTTGTGGATATTGCGGATACTGTGGATACTGTTGTGGATATTGTGGATAACCGAACATTTATTTTCCTCCTTCCCTCCAGTAATATATTGGTGTCATTGCTCCACTGTCCCACGTGTCGTAGTAATTACCGTTAATTACTGCTATAACGTGCCCTGACAGTGCTAATATATAAGCCCCTTCCGGGTGGTTGTTTGCAAATTCTGAGACGGTACAAGTCATGTATTCGTCTGGGATTATATAACGGCTAAATCCATTGTCTTTGAGGTATGCGCCCCACACCGCATTAGCCGAAGGCATATCCGACAACATTAAGCCGTACAGGGCAAGCTGTATATATGTTTCTTCCCACGTCTGCCCCATAGCCTTTGAGATAGCGCGCACGGTGCAATCTCCCACTTTTGCCGCCGCTGGGTTTGGATTCCAATATTGATACATCTCTCCGCCCTCCTTATAGTTTTATTATCGCAAAAAAATAAGCGTGTCACCACGAAGGCAACGCGCTTATTTCTCACATGATTTTTAGTTATCTTTAGTTTCTTAAAGGCTGTTTATGTACGGGATTGTGCCGGGAACTAACAAAATTTTTTCGACGGCGCAACTCCACAGCCCCTGTAATCCTCTCGTGCTTATATCCATTTTCTCGGCGGCTTGCTCCTGCGTTAATCCGTCAAAAAGCAAGTACTGTACAGTTTCGCGTTCCCGCAAGGTTAAACGGGCACACGACAAGGCGTAATCAATAAATTGTTTATCGCCTAATTTCCAGAGTTTTTTTATCAAACTTCTGTTCACTGTATCACCTCAAACACGCAAAAATTACGTAAATTTATTTCATTTTGTCCAGTCCTAAAATTGCTCTAACCTTGTCCGGCAATAAATCCGGGTTGATTTTGCCGATATTCTCCACAATAGAACCAAGTTCCATTAAAATGATGTATACACACACACCTGCGGCAATAGGTACCTGGAAGCCTAGGTCTACATATTTCTGAGCGTAATCAATAAGGTACGCAAGCACTACAAGCATGATAGAGCCAAATTTGTGGTACAATCCTTTCCTCATTTCTGAGGATTTCCACTCGTGGTTAGCGCAGGCAGCTACTCCACCGCTAACCAAATCAAAAACTACAAAAATACAAGTTATTAAGGGTAACATAATATCTACCATCTCCATTCCTCCTTAAAAATTATTTTTCTTTTGTTTTTATAAATTAATTAAAGCTTCCTTTAGCTGACTGTCTCTGTATCATCTGTGGCCTCTTCTTTGCTGTCCTCGGTATCCAGCGCATCATAATACGCCTGTGCCAAGGCTTCCACCTCGGCAATGTCCTCTTCAGTCAGCAATCCATTGTCCAGATGACTGTAAGCCTTGTCAAGCCAATAGGCCACATCTCTGCCTGCAGTAATTTCGCGCTTGATGCTGCGCAATGTCAGGTCGTGCCGTGCTTTACTTTTGATAGCCATAATGTATACCTCCTTAGGTCATGGACGCTACTGCGTCCTCAATGCGTTTGATTGCAATGTTCACGTCTCGCTGGTAATCCAGTCTTACCCCCGCACCATCACCAGCTTGCACCACCGTGTCAGGGCCGTAAGCGGTGAGGGCTTTGTAGGCGGCAATTTCAGCAGGGGTGAGCGAGGTTTCGATGGGAGTGGTGAGAATTGCATTTTGTTCAGCCAACGCTTTTGTGCTGTCGAAAGCCGCTTTATCAACCCTCTGCACCTTCACCCCTCTCTTCAAGTCCACCTCGTCACACACCCACTGCTGGCCCTGTGGGTCAGTGTAGTTGCCGCCAGAGGTGACAGGGATGCCAGGCAAGCCGTTGGGAGTGGGCAGGGTGAGAAGCTGTTCATAGTATGGGGAGTAAGTGGTGATTTTGTTTCTCGTTAAAGACACTTGAACAGTGGTATTTAATGTTGCACCACCTAAGATTTGCAGGCTGAGTGAAAAATCCGCGTCTCTGGTAAGCGTTACTTTCTGGTTCTGTATATCAGAGGAGAATTTCCCGATGAAATAGAAATTGAGCATAGCAGAAGGACTTAGCCCCCTGGTCGTTATGTAGTAAATACCACGAGTTAAACGGTACGTCGTATCGTCGTGTAAGCTTATGTTAAAAGTTTTGGCAGCCGTACCAGTAATTAAAACGCCATTTTCATCTATAGTGTAAGTTATTCCGTATGCGGTAGATTTCACACCGGGTTTAGCGCCCTCTAGCATGTTTGCTCCCATCAACCTCACCGCCACGTTCCCGCCATCACCAGCGCTAACAATAGGCACAGGTGCATCCGGGCTGGGTGTGCCGTCCTGCGTGCTCTTGCCGTATACGGTCAGACCGCACAGCGGTGCAGTAAAAGCATCATCACAGCTTACCGGGTTTCCTGTCTCACTGCCAACAAGCACATTCTGGCGCTTCTGCAGCACAGCAGTATCTTCCTTTATCAAACTAATTTCTTTTTTTAGCGGACCAAGATCTCCTGTTGTTCCCCTACGTTTTGAGAGTGCATACGCCTCATCTCCAGTTAAACCACTTTTTCTCATGTCCTATGCCTCCCTAAAGTAAAAACCACTTGTTATCAGGGGCATAAAAGCCATATAATTCCCCTGTGTCTACACATAACGCCGTCGAACCACTTGCAACATAATGAGGCAATTTATCTACTTCGGAAGACTTCCCCCAGTAATATCGCTTACTTCCGTCCGTATCTATGCAATCCCAGCCGCCTAAATCGTGTATAACATCTCCTTTGCGGTATGTCTGCCCATCAATAATTATTGTTCCACTAGCTATCATGCTTTCGCCTCCTTATGCATAAATTGTATCAGATATCCTCTGCATCTTCGTAATCTGGAAGTGTTTTGAGATACTTATAAGCATCTTCAATAGTCATATTCTCTTCATACTCTTTCTCATATGTAACAGCGGCTCTGTACGGTCTGTCGCCGTTGTTTTCCATAGCTCTACCAATCTCATCTACATAAGACACTACAGCTATTGACTCATGACTGTTGATTGTAGACTGAATATATAAGATTCTGTGATAATTAGTAACCACGCCATCACTTTGACGGATTTCTTTTTTTAAAGCCAATTTTATTATTCCTCCTATGAGAATGTTATCTTAATATTAGCCCAGATGCCGCAAGGACTATTGTTTGTAACATCTGTAGTATTTGGCATTGTTGCAAATACATGGATGCAGCCTCCACTAAGCGTTGAGCGTACAGTATATTTGCTAGGTTTGACATATTTTGTTGATGAGCCACCATACAAATACTTATTATTTTGTCGGACCATAAGTCCTTCCACACTTGTTACTGTTACCGTTGGGTTCCCAACTATTGGTTTTGATAATGGAATTATAAAAATGACATCCTTGCCGGAACTCGTAATATATCCAGCAGTACCAAAAGTTGCACTGATCGAATCGCCAGCGCAAAAATATGGTCTCCAAGTCCCTAAATAGGTGGATAAATATATTCTCCCTGCATCCAACTTTATTACGTCTGAAGACACAATCTTTGTATTAGAGTTATCAGCATATATCCCATTTCCAATGCTTTCGTACAAATCAGTATAGGATGTTCCACTTTTTACAGATAACGAGAGACTCATATTATCTTTTGCACTATCATAATATAATTCAAGCGCAGCCTTACCACCGGCATTAGTATTACCTGCATCTTTTGTTTGCTGTGTTGATACAACAATATTGTTTCGTGACTTTACAACAGAACCAGTACCACTATAAACAGGGTCTCCATCTTCATTCATTACCTTAATATCTGTAATTCCAAATCGTACAATTTCGCTGTTATTGTTGCGCACACACATTCCATTTGCGTCAAGTAACGCGTTCTGTCCAAGTTCATTGCCTCGCATATCACCGACAACTAATCCAAGTCCTTCGATATATTTCATAAAGTTAGTTGCAACTTTAGCAGCCTCTGATATCTTGTTTTCCTGACTGCTAAAGTTTTCCTCGGTAACATCTTTAAAGTTCTCGTAGGATTTCTTTACCTTAGTAGCTGTCTTATTCGCTTTAATTGCAACAGAGTCATCCGTAGGTGGTGCTGTAATGTTTCCTGTTAACCATGCTTTTCCGCCGCTGACACGGATTTTTACTGTGTCACCTGTCTTACAATTAATCGCCATCTGTGCGGGGGTTTCATCTGCTCCACCGTCAATGTGGACATATGCCGTTTTTTCGTCAACGCGAAGGACTTTTGCAACCGTGTCGTAAGGCTTTGTTTTGCTTTCTTTCATTGCCGAGGCAATCTCTTTTATAAAATCATTCAATGCTCTCTACCTCTTCCTTTGTCCGGCATCCGTGTTCAAGCGACAAGGTTTGTGATATTATTCTGAATTTTCCAGTAAGGCCATGTCTCGGATAATTTAGAAAGACCACATCGCCTAAAAGAACGTCCTCGAAAAATCGCCGGCTATACTGTATCGTTCTGGCAGGATTCTGCAATTCTTTTAGTTTTCTAACGGCATAAGCCGCTATGTTTTCCCCGGAAGATAATTCAACGCCTGTTTCCGATTTCCACACTTCCCTGCCCCGGCTGACGGTTGATAAATAACTGTCCGGGCTGTCGTCCCGCGCGATAGCCGCTCCGTAATCATCGTGTATCGCCATGAAACAATTTGGTGTGTCATACCAATTAAATGTGTCTGTTACATCACACTCTATTATGTCGTTCGCGTTAATTCCCACCGTAAGACTGCTATTATTATCATTTGCGCAGATAACAATACTTCCATCGCCAAGTATTCGCATCCGCCAGCCAATGGCATCTAAAATATGCAGCGCCATTGTGAGCCTTGTTTCCCCATCTTCCGCAACGATATTATCTGTAGTTATCGGCGATGTTCCTTCGACATACACAGGGGCGGGGATGCAATCATTAAGCAGATTTTTAATCTGTTTTGCTCCGCTACCGGCTGGTGCATAATAGCCACGCGGCAGGATTACATCATCTGCCGGCTTGAGAACGGAATAACAGTCAATATTGTAAGTTTCTCTCACACCATCAAGCTTTCTTTCTGGGAAGGCGGTCAGGCCAGTAAATAGCGCTACTTTTGCTCCCGACCCTCCCTGTTTGGCTTGCAGGTAAATACGGACCCAGCACTCACTATCTGTTATCTTTTCTGTCATTGTGACGGAGGCAGATTCCCTTAAATCTGACGTGCTGTCCCGGTCAATACTGCCCTCAGTAAATTCAAATTCTTTCTGGTCTGTCCACGTCTTGGGGTCAACCGTTGTCAAAATATATCTTGCTGAAAATCCTTTGCTCCAATCCATCACATCACCTCGCTAGGATGCTCTGCGCTCCACTGTTCTTCCGTCACAGCGTCCAGTTCTTCCGAATCCACTTTTTTAATCGTTAGCGAGAAATCTGTCCGCATTTTGTTATCGTGGTCTTTTTTCTCCGACACCTGTATATCGCAGGAAAATGACGAGCCGTCTGGTGTCCTAACGTGACATATTCCAGGATACGTTGCAAGCCGCCTCATTTGCTCAATCATCGTTGGTTCTGTTAGTGAGATACTTACTGCATCAATTTTTAAATCACGAGTGACTGCAGGATTCCAGTCACCTTGTACGGAACCACCAAGATAAACTGTCCTCTCGAAATCTTTATCCCATGAGTTATCTAAATCAAGGTTATACTGGATTTCGATAGATTCACTGTCAAAATCAATGATTGCCTTTTTATATTCTATGGAAAAATCGCTATACAACCATGCAAACGAGCTGTCTGACGTTATATAGTCGCCGTTAGCGGTTTTATTCACAACCAGTATGCCGCCGTACTCATTTAGTGCAGGATATGGATCAACATATTTCTGGCCATAGATTCCGTTTTCAAGAATCAACTCCGCCCTGTCTACGCTCATCCGGTACAAATCAAATGTATCCCCGTCAGCATATGTAGTTGGTTTAGCGACAACAATACTTGCTGTTTTATTGTCTGCAATCGTATTTACAGTGGCCGTTGGTACTTCTGGCTGATGTTTCCACCGCACAACAAACGGTATCTTTTTTTCTGCCACATGGTCATAAATATCTGTAAATGCAATCTGTATGCTGTACCTTGCACCGTCATCCATCTGCCCGATCAGGTCACCCAAGGCAATACTGTAGTTATCTGTTTCGCTACCGGTAAAACTGGAAATAATTTCGCCGGAAAAATGCTGTTCCTTTAATCCGTCCGGGCGCAGAATATAATAATCCTCGTCTCTGACAATCATTACTTTTGCTGTGCCGGCAGAATCCCCGAAGGATGGGGCTATCGTTAATGGCAGCTGTTCTAAATAATTTGTTGTGCCTTCCGATGATTCCGGTACTGTCTGGTCGGTTGCCTCCGTGGTAACATCGTCAGAATTATATGCCGTTGTTTCTGAGACGAGATTCGTTGCAACGCTGTCTATTGTAGGTTTTGCAACAATTTCGACAGCCACAGAATCTGACCATGCCCCCTCTTTACCTCCTTGTGCTGTAACCATTGCTTTTAAATAATGGATTTCTCCTACATTCCACAGATTGCTCAAAAGACCACTTGCAGTATAGATTTTATTAATGTTTTCAATCGTTTCCGATAATGTCTCCATGCCGGAAGACATCATTAAAACCACAACGTTTCCATCGTTACCTTTGACCGGTTCATCGTTAATCGCTTCTGCTATTTTTATGCTCGCTTTGCTGTTTCCGGTGTAGCCGACACTGCAAATAACTATATCGTCCATGGCAAGATAATTTTCTGTCGTTGCAAGCGTAGGAGTTGTTGGGGTCTCACTCAGAGATACGGAAACCGTATCAGACCAAGGAGATAACACTTCCTCATCCCCGGACGTATCCCGCAATCTTACGCGGAAATAATATGTTTTTGCCGATTCTAGGGACCCGATATGCCACGTGGTTTCCCTGTCCTCCACGTCATAAGTAGTTGGGGCTTCCGTACTAATCCATGCGTCCTCGTGGTCTGCCCACGCAACGGTAGCCGCATCCGCATTTTTCCACGACCAATCCCATGTTAGTTCCACGGTATCAGATGCCACCGCCATTGCAGTTATATTTTTCGGTGGGACTGCAATCTTTCTTGTTTCCGAATAAATCCACCCAGACTGCATGAGGGGGCTAAGTTTGTAGGTGGTGCCAGACGCTCCATTTTGAGGTGTGGAAGTTCCGGTAAAATTTTTGAGCGCAATCTGGTATTCGGTACCGCCAGAAACGTCCGGACACGCAACTGTGATTGTCCCCTCTTTGTCGGTAATTGCAATAATACCTTTTTCCTCGTTGCCTATTTTCATCCAGACGGCTGTTTTAGCGTCAGGAACTTCCGTGTTGCGTTCAACGCTATTGATAGTAAGCGTTGTTCCCGTTGCCGATACCGTATCAAATGACGGGGATTTTAAAGCCCCTCGTGCCGCTACTCGTGGCTCGGAATACGCATATTTTTTATCGTGCGTACTTTGCACCCTTGTCCACATGATCTGGTCTTCCGCTATGCCGTCGTCCGTGTTAAAATCTGCTGACACCGTATAATCATGGTACGCAACAGTTACTCCTGTACTCCACGATGTGCCAGTATACCTCTCTCCGCTTTCTGGCGTGTCTATGGCGTATTGTAACTCCATAGAATCCACAGGGCGGTCCCGTGGCGATGCCTGCACCCAGTTTGCCCATACATAGCGGCTAGAGGAGCCTATCTCTTTACTCCCTGTACTCTGTATATTTGGACGCTCTGGGATGCTGTAATAATGGTATGCATAGCTCCAACCGGAATCTCCGGCACACCCTCTCGATTTTGCCCTTACAATACGGCAAAATGTCTTGTTTTGTGTCGGGGAACCATCCTCTGTTATCGCCCATGTGCCAGACGCTCCCGTATAGGATGCATTGGTAAAGCGAGCGTTTGCAATGGCGCCCTTATAGTTTGTCATTAATGCGGTCTGTACCTGTGTCCTTGCAAAATGCCTTGCATCATTCGCCTCGTATGAGGTACTCCAGGTAAAAGTACCTTTATTTGCGTCGGCATCATCAAGAGAATAAGAAACAGAAGGGGCATTTGGCGCATGAATAGCAAACGTTTTTGTGGAATGTGCGGCTGTATAGGTATGCTTTTTATCGCTTTTTGTCTTGCCCTTTACCTTAAATTCTATCGCGTTTAATAATTTTGATGAGACAGGATAATAATTTTTTGCATTAAGTGCTACCGTTTTTTTAGTTGCTGATTTTCCCACATTTATTTTCTTCCACTTTGTCCAATCCCATTTAGAAGCACCGGCGTTTTTTGTATGTAGACGATACCATAGCCACTGTCCATCCTCATATTTTTTCGCCGGTATTTTCCAAGATATTGTAAATTTCAAATTATCTCTCGATATAGACAGACCGCTGGGAGCAGCAGACTTTTTCTTTGCCATTATGCCATTTTCACCTGCCTTCTAAGCTCACTTGCCATTCTTCTTCCCCATTCTTCTGGGTTATCTGCACCGTTTACAGTTACGTTAATGGTTACATCGTTTTTCGTTCCTTGTGTTGCCTCTTTGATATCGCTCATTAGTCTGCTACGACCGTACAGCATCTCGTCTCCTGCTTCTCCTGCTCCAAACAAGGTGGCATCAGAAAATACATATGGACTTTCCATAGCCTTTTTATACCAGCTAATATGGAACGATGGCAGGGAACCCTTTCCACCGATTCCAAATGGAGCCTTTCCGCCGGAAACACTCAGGTGCGGTAAGTTTAGGTGTGGAAGAGACCAGCTAAATTTTAAAGCGCTCTTAAATCGTCCAGGGAAGGTTTTTACAAAGGATACTGCCTTGGTAAAGATGCTCTTTACAGCTGACGGTATCTTAGTAAACGCCCCTTTAACAGCGGATAAAATGCCGTTGCCCCTAAACGCCCCTTTAAATCCGTTTACGGCATTTTTAGCGGTACTCTTCAAAAGAGAAGGAAGATTTTTAATTCCTTTGATTATGCCAGTAACAATATTTTTGCCAAGCGACAGCCAGTTGAATGCCGTAAACACGCTCACAATAGCTGTGATAATTTTCGGCAAATTGGCAATCAATAATGGAATAGCGCGAACTAAGCCAATCGCTAAATTTGTTATGATTGTTACTCCTGTTGCAAGGATTTTTGGCGCGTTATCGTTAATAATGCCGGCTAAATTTGTTATAATTGTAGGTACATATGCAATTAGTACAGGGATAGAGTTAATCAGCCCTTGCGCGATATTCTGGATAAGTGTTAAGCCTGCATTTATCAATTTGCCTGCGTTGTTCCTCAATGACTCTGTAAATTGTGTCAGCATCGGCAACGCCTGCCCCAAAAAGGTTGGGATGCCTTGAGTCATGCCGCTGGCGATAGTCGTTAACAAATTAATCCCGACCGATGTAAACACATTTAGCCCCGTGGAAATCGTAGAGGCAAGATTGTTTAACAGTTGGCCGACAGCAGTTGTAATACTGCCAGAGTTTTGAGTAACGCTCGAAATTAAACCGTTTATGAGGTCGCCGCCGATTTTTGTCAGTCCCGGCAACTGACCACTAAAATTAATCGCATCTTGCGCCAGTTTGGAAAAAGCTCCACTTATTCCGCCGGATTCCATCGCCTCAGCTAATCCACTAACCTCGCTTGTTACGTCTTTGATGGCACCACGGATAGCGCCCGAAAAAGTATTGTAAAAACCCAGTTCTAAGCCCTCTGTAGCACTAGATAGCAGGGTTATGTCGCCTTTTAAATTGTCTAACTGTGTAGCCGCCTGCTGTGCCGCGGAGCCGGAAGAATCCTGTATTCCTTTCCAAAATTTTTGTACGGTCGCATCACTTGATGCGGTCATTTTGTTAAACGCCTGTAAGCCTTGCGTTGTAAAAATTGTAGCAAGAGCATTGTTTTTTTGCTCCGCTGTCATGCCCTGCAAAGAGCCATTAAGTTCGTCTACGAGATTATTAAAATCCTTTGCTTCGCCGTTGGCTTCGTAGGCTGATACGCCTAACTGGTTTAATGCTTTTGATGCGTCGTCAGTCGGAGTATATAAATCCGCCATTGCTCTGTTTAACGCTGTAGATGCCTCAGAGCCTGTTACGTTCTGCTCTGCCAAGCGGAGCAAGGAAAGCGTGACACCGTCCGCCGCTTGACCGTAGTTTTTTGCCGTGGCGGCAGAACCGGAAAAAGCCTCTCCAAGGCCTCTTACATCCGTATTGGCAAGAGTAGCACCTTTTGCCATCAAATCGGCATAGTAAGATGCATTACCCATCGAGTCGCCAAAGCCTTTTACCGCACCTGCGGTATATGATGCCGATTCTTCCAGACTCATAGCACCGGCAGAGGCAAGGTTAAGTACTGTTCCGATACCGCTAATCTGTTCGTCAGCCGATAAGCCGGCTTGGGCAAGGATGTTCATTCCTTCCGCCGCTTCTGTTGCTGTGTACTTTGTTGTACGCCCCATTTCCTCGGCCTTGGCTTTGACGTTTTCTATTTTGTCTACGGTTGTTCCCATAGTAGCTGCTACCTGAGACATCGCGGTATCAAAATTCATTCCGGAATCTATTGACGTTTTTGTAAATGCAACGGCGGCGGCAGAACCAGCCGCCATGGCTGTTTTAGCCACCTTCCCGACTGTTTTAAATGCCCCGCCGATTTTTGATGTGGACGAGCTGGCGTTACCTTCTGCGTCTTTCAGCCCCTGCTTATATGCGGTGTCTTTGATTGCCAGAGTGACAAACAATTCCATCACATTCAATCACTCATCACCACCAATCCGGCTTTTTTAATGACGTCTGCGGCTATTTCTTCGCCAGTCTTTGTTGCTGTTTGTTTTTTATTATTATCAATCAAATCAGCAAATGATACATAGAGATATTTCCCTCCGAACGCCTGTGAAATACTTTCGGTTACATATTTCAGCCCGTCGGCCATATATCGTTTGTAAATTAATTCCTCTGTATCGTCTAAAATCTTAGCCTTGACATACAGTAAGAATCCCTTTACGCTTCTTCCTCTGTATTCTCCTGCGCATCGCCAGAGGGTTCTTCTGTTGCGCCTGTTGGCACTGAGAAAAAAAGCTGACGTACCTCTGGCTCATTGACGAGGTCAACCATACCTTTGATAACGTCCATTAATTTATGCTTTTTCTTGTATTCCTCGACGCTCTGCAATTCAAACGCCGCCAGAATCCCGATTACATCATCTTTGTGCGTTTTCAACAGTCTAGAGGCTGTTTTAGCACCCCTAGCAAAGACTTTGATGTATTTCTCACCTTCCCGCGGCACAAGTTCCTGACACAGTTTAAGCGCGTCATCATCATCTGCAATGTTGCCGATGCATTCGAGAGAATTTGTGATTGCTTCTAAACCTTGTTCTGCTGTTAAATCTGATAATCTCATGCTTTACCTCCTACGCCGCTTCGCCTGTTTTGATATAGACCTCGTAAGGTACTGCCTCTGCGTTCTTAATGCTGTAATGTCCTGTGTATTCAAAATCAAAATTTCCTTTGGATTTATCATCTGATTTAATTTTAAATCCGCCCGTTGAGAGGGCATTCATAATTTTGATTGCGATAAATCCGGCGGAATCCCCGGAATTTTCGTCCGAATAGTCGCCAATCCACCAAATATCCTTAAAATCTTCTGCCTTTAAATCTGCCCTTGGTGTTACTTTGTTTCCCGCTACGTCTGCCGCCGCCATAAAACTTTTAGCCTGTGCGGTATCCATTGTAACGGCTGTGCCTGATAATTTTACTTCGATAGATTCGATTTCCTTGAGTTCCATCGTGTTTTTAGGCACATTATCAATGTCTTCCCCGAAATCCGTAAAGGATGGCTCCGCGCTAAAGCTACAACCGCCGCTGGTTGCCATGAGGATGTTAGTTGCTGTTATTGCACCTGTTTCCGGCTCAAAAGCTGATACAATAATACCGGCGTTAATCTGTATTTTTTTGAAAAGGTCAGAAGGTACCTGCGTATACTTCATTTGCTCACCTCATTAAATAGTTATAAATTGCATAGTTATTACTGTGTATCTGCGTACTATTGACGAGTCAGCTTCATCGACTAAAGGAGTCCAAGGCTGGTCTTGCGACAGAAAAATGATTCCATCATCGCACTTGACCGTGGTTCCTCCTTGCAATCTGTCACTGATTTCTTTCGCCTTTTTATTTGGGACTGCCTCAGATTCTGTGTGGTACCAGACATTTACGACGCTAGCGGCGGCCGCACCTGTCCACCAATTTGCTATAATCGGTTCGTATGTGATAAAAGGGAAAGCGGTATCTTCCGGCACCCTGTTAGACGGATATGCAGTTATGCCGAAGGATGACCAAAATTGATATAGTGCCGCCGTTGGGGTCATGACGTTAACTCCCACTTCTCCGCCGGGACCTGTGCTATGTCTAAATTAGACGACGCAGGGGTTTCTTTTTCTCCTGCATTTGATGTAACTCTAAAAATTTTTCCGTCTTTTGTTTTTAATACATCATGATAGTCTAGCTTTACTGTTTTAGCTGTAGTAATTGTATATGTTGCTGTTACACCCTCTTTCTCTGCCACCCTGGCAGACATAGAGGTATCTTGGATTATTGCCGCCTGTATTTTAGCACCTTCCACCCACTCGGTGATAAATCCACCCTCGCCGTCAGAAGTACGCTTTTTATCCATGAGTATGCAATCTTGTAAAAATTCATTGATTAAACTCATGCCATTTTCCTCCATGGGTTCAGGCGTGCCCTAAAGGCATCTTGCCACGTGTAGGTCTCGCCTTTACTGTTTGTTGCCCTGCTGTACGAATATCCGCCAAACGATTCCGACTGATACGCTCCTAAATTGCCGTTTTTCGCCTGCCACTCGCTGATTTCGTCCACCAGTGACAAAAACGGTTTGGGGATAGCCAGCGGAACAACTACGCCGTTAAAAGTCTCCTCCTGTAACGGAGCAGTATTGCCTTTGTGATACTGATAAACCCCGTCATTAAAGATAGAGCCGCTAATTAAATAATATTGCCCGTCCTGTAGCGGGAGGCGAATCGCAGTGCCAGAATAACGTAGGTCTTCGGTGTCTGCCGTTACATCTGTATGCGTGTCGAAAAGCCATTCCCCGATTGTTATTTTGCCTGTGATTGCCGCCCCCTTGACCGGGAAGAAATTGTGAATATGATTCATGATTTCGTAAAGCACTCAATCAACCCCTTTTATTTTCCGTTCGAACTTACTTTCGAAACGGCGCTTGATACTTCCGGAATGGTTTCTGTGGCTCCAACAGTAACTACACAAACACCGTCAAGGTATTCTGCCCACAGTTTCATGCCCATAATGGCGTATGTTTCGCCTGTGGCGTTTGTATAGTTGCCGCCTGCGTGGAATCCAATCAGATTTGTTTCGCCAGATGTCGTGTAGTCAAGTCCAAGCTTTTTGAAATCGCTGTCGCCGGGATCAATATAATATAAATCAATATTTTCCACCGGTGTTGCAATAACAGTTTTTGCCGGGATGTAGTCATCAGGGAGGAGGAACAGTGTAGAGAAGCCAAAGAAATCTTTGATATACTGCAATCCAAACATTGTCTGTACGGTAATCTCTTTGTCCCCTAACCAGTCGTAAAAATCCATTACGTTTGCAAATCCTACGACTTCGGTTACGTTTCTGTTCATCCCTGCGAATTTGTTGAGCACAGCGCCTTTTGCAATCGCCAGTGCTTTCTGCCATTTTTTCTGTGTTCCTTTTAATGTTCCTGTTTTTAAAAACGTGTAAAAGTCTTTTAAAACCTTGTTCTGCAGCTCGACCATAAAGGCATCATCTGTCTTTTCAATTGCGACTGTTGCGCCCCATTTTGACACAGATTCAAGGGATAAAGATTTAGCGTATTTTTCTACGACAATATCTTCCCTTTTGCTCTCTACGACTTTAAACTGTGTAAAAGGGATTGCCTCTCCCTCACCCACATTTGCGCCGCCCTGTAAGGCTTCATCCTTCATCTGCGCTTCATAGGTCACTAAGCTAGTGCCTGGCTCTTTTCTGATAGGCTTAAAGATTCCCAAGATGGTTCTTAATGCATCCCAATTTTTGTCAAATCTTGTTACAAAATCAATTTCTCTCGCTTTGAGAGCGCTATCTGTATTTAATATAGTGCTAGTGGTTACTCCTGCCATTGTCTACTCCTTTCAAAAACCAAAAAGTTCGTGATTTTCCGCAATCGCTTTCTGACGTTCGCCCGCATCTTTAATTTCCATGATTTCTTTCTTGGTCATTTTCCCCGGTTCTCCTCCCGGTGGATTTGATACGTTAGCGCCTTGAGTCGTTTCGGTTGTAATATAATCGGCATACGATTCTTTGATGCCTTTTTCTACCTCTGTTGCGTTCTCAAATTTCCCGTCAGTTCCGATTTTTAAATTATCAATAGTTTCTTTTGACGCTTTTAATGCAAGGCCAATTACTTTACTGGACACGCCGGAATCTTCAAGCATCTTTTTGTATGCGGCTTCTTTCGCATCGTACAATGCCTTCTTGTCCTGCTCGGCTTTGTAGTTCTCAAAACCTGCGTGTTCTTTCTCATACTTGCCTTTCCAGTCGTCCTTTTCATAGTCCTTCAATTTCTCCTGGAGGTCTGGGACTTTCTCTGCGTCCTCTTTGTATTTACTAATCTCGTTCTTGAGACCCGTAACGGTTGCAGAGTGTTCTTCGATAATCGCGGAAACCTGCTCGTCTGTAAGTGTCATGCTTTTTAAAAAAGCTCTTGTTAATGCCATTTGATTACTCCTTTTCTTTGAGGGATTTCTTTCCCTAAATGACTTTATATGTAAATCACAGTACTTCGTGATTACTTACTAAATAATTTTGCAGCTTTAAGGGATTTTTTCCCAAATTTGCCGTCAATTTTTAATTTACATTTCGACTGAAAAATATCTACCGCATCTTCCGTCTTTTCTCCGTATTTGCCGTCAATTTCTAATTTCGAGCTGATAGCCCAGTTTAAAAACTTCTGCAATTTTTCAATTTCCCCTCTTGTGCCTTCTAACACTGTGATACCGTCTAAAAATGTGTAATAGCCTCGTGGTGGCAATTTAGGGAATTTACCAGTGTATTTAACCTTTTTTGCTGTTTCTTCCTTCTGCACCGTCGCCGGGAAGTCGTGATACAAAATATTTAAATCAAACTTGCCGCCGTTGCCGGTTGAAGCCTTGGCTGGAAACACGCCAGAGCTAGTATATTGCCACACCATAAGGTCGGCTACGTTTGTAGGCTTATAAGATTTGTTTGGTGTCGCTTTAAATGCCATGCGGTTATAGCCTTTGTAATAACGTGCAATCCACCAGTTTTTACACTTGACCTTGTTTTTATCAATATGCTCCGAAAAATACGACATCCCGGTGTAAACACCAAATTTATAGCCTCTTGACTCAACGACAGTCTGTGCCGCATTGATAATCTCGGCAATCTTTACTTTGCTTAGCCCTGCCTGCACTTTATCCTCGATGTCAAACCAAATGCCGTATTTAAAATGTTTCTTGCTGGCCTTGTCGAGGATGTCGCACACAAGCTCCATGTCCGACTTGGCTTTTGCCACTGTAGTAGCGTATGTGTAGTTATACACGCCCCATGGGATACCCAATTTCTCACACTTTTTATAGTTCTCTTCAAATTTTTTATCTTTGCCTAAATCCTTGCGGATAATCTTAATGATTGCACCATCGCAACCGTATTTCTTTACTTTCTTCCAGTCGATTGTGCCGTTGTATGCCGACACGTCAATAATTTTCCTCTGTGTCATTTTCTCATCCTTTCCATCTCAGCACATATAAAATCTTCTGATTTCCGTTGATAATCCTATGTATTTTTTTATATGTTCCGCCTGCTTTTTTAGTATTTGTGCTAGCCTTTCCAGCATCCCACCACACCATTTTATTGCTCTCGTTTATCCCTGCAAAAATATTGGTATGCAGGCGATAAAAGCAAATGTCTCCCGGTTTTAATTTGTTTTTATAATCCCGGGGTAATTTATTTACTTTTATCAATCTATATCGTTTTGATATAGCCGCTTTTGTTCCAGCACCCTTATAGACAACTCTTCCGTTCCTGTTGCAATAAAACAGTTGTCCCGGTTTGAGGATGCCTAATTGCTGTAGGCAATAACATACATACGATGCACAATTACTTACCTTTTTCTTCTTTGCGCCTGCCCAGCTATTCGCCACGTTCTGCGAGTATTTAAACTTTTTATCAGTAAAATACTCCGCCATTTCTTTTGCCTTGACGAGCAAAGACAATCTGTCCATTATTCCATCGCTCCTTTTAATTCATCTGCAATGATTGCTGTGTATTCTTTCGCGTAATTTGCCGCCGCCGGTTTTAAATACGGCTGCGCCCTCTGACCGTTTGTGATGTGCCATTGTCCCTTATCGTCCTGATAAGTCCACGGGGTCTTTCTTCCTCCCTTGTAATACACGCCAGTTCCCAGTTCCACATAGGCGGCATATTCTTCGTTACTTCCTATTATCTCTGTGAGATTTTCCAAGTCAGTCCGATGCGTAATGCTATTTCTCAACGCGCCCGTATCGACCGGGCAAAGGTCTTTTGCGTGCCCCTCTGCGGCGGCTCCTGCCTGCTCTAATGCTCTTGCAAGTGCCATCGTGGTCTTGAGTATTACTTCGTCTACATGGCTTACAACATCAATATCCGCCATTATATTCGCCCCCTTTGCGTTGCTAACCATTCGTAATAGGTCATGTCTTCTACAACTTCGTTTCTGCCTGTTTCCAAATTCTTAACGCGTATCATTCGTGGTTGTGCCAGTTCGGCGGGCAGCGCAGTTCGTTGCGTGCATCGACAGTTATAAACCTCCGCCGGGATTCCGCTTGGGTCTCCCGGATACATAAGACCGTTTGAGTAAGCCATGTTAAACGGTACTTCCTCGCCGTCTAACGCTCTGTGACTATCTCGTGTCCTCAAATCTTTTGTCGCTGTCCAATGCTTAACTACATCAATCCCCATCTGGTAGGCTTCCTCGTATGCCGCCTGCCTGCCACCGTTCTGCGCCCCTGTGAACGCTGTGCGGGCGTTTCTAATTGCGGCAGTATGATTCATGCCTGTAACGTCCCGAAATCGCCCTGCGAGCTTTCCTATGCTGTCACCCTGTAAAATTCCTTGCAGTAGTGCATTTTGCAATTTCTTCTTGTTCCATCGCACATCCTTGCTTTTTAGTACCCTCCGGGGCGGAAGAATCTTTTGTTTTCTGACCGTCAGCCGCTTAACTGTATGCTCATCTACCAAATTAAATGCAATATCTCCAATCTCTTTTATCTGTCTATCAGGCACAAGAGATTTAATCATGTACGCCTCAAAGTTATGATTAATGGCAATCACAAGCGGGGTCTTCTCGTTGATGTATGCCGCGGCAATCTCATTTGACTCCGCCAGCCTCCGCGCCATGTCCTCGCGCAGCGCCTCCCACCTCTGCCCTCTGCCATACTGATTCATCAACCATGCTTCAAATTCTTTCTTGGTGTATTTCCCTGCCTGGTATGCCGCATATTCTTTGGCGTACCGGTGGGAAAACTGTTTAAAATAGTTTCTCGCTTTGCCGTCAAGTTCTTTTTCAGCCTGCTTATATACGTCTGTCAGTCGTTTTTCTAACTTTTGCAGTTCCTGCTCTGTCCACTTGTCGGATGGATACATGGTTATTCGTCCCCTTCCGGGTTATCTTCCAGAGTATCTGGTTCGGATGGCTCTGTGTAGCGGTTATATGATTCTTCGTCTAACTTTGCCAAAATGTCCGGCACTTCCTCTGGTGTAACAAACGGTAATTTTTTCAGAATGGTTTCTTCGTCCAGATAATTAGCCGCCTCAAGAATCATATCTGTACGCTCTTTCTCGTTGCTGATTCTGTTCCGCTTAAATTGTGGTTCGTCATCAATCCCCGCAAGCTCCAGAATCTTCTCAATCGCATCGCCCACAAAGTACTCAAAATCATCTGCATTATCATCTAGTGGCTGGTATGCGGCGTCGATATGATCATTTGTTGCTCCGGCGGCTATGGTGTGTACATCCAGCGCCCCGAAGTCCTCGTAAATTTCCGACCGCATTTGTGTGAGGAACTCTTTTCTGGCCGTATATGGCGGCTCTTGTGTGTATGCCTGTACCTGCCCCTCCTCAGCCTTTGCGATGTGCTGAAATTTTAGGCGGTCTCTAAACTCTGCCAGCTCGTCGTCTGTCATACCGTCAGCGTTGGAAATTAGCCAGTACATCTGTGCGCAGTCGTCCAGATCATTGGCAAACCCGGATTGCACCGCATCGTAAGCATCAATCTTTGACTGCATCCCCCTCAAGGTGCTTATATGCCTTTTGTTGCCAAACATCGGCACAATAGGGAGGGAACTATAATTTTCTTCCCCGATGATTTCGGGTTCCAAATTATTAGCAACCTCAACTCTTTGCCTGTATGCTCGTTTAGGAGCGGTCTCTTTTAATTCTCCAAATTTGCTTTTTGCGCTGTAGGTTGTGTAGCCGTCTACTTCGTACAGCACAACCTTAAATGGTTTCTGCTCGTCCAGTTGCCAGAATCTTATGCCCGCCATCAACGCCCCTGTGTCCTCGTCCCACATCGGGGCGAACTGCGTAAGGGGAAATTCGTGCACGTGGTCTACATTCCAAAAAAGGAAAGATTGACCGTGAATTAATGCGTTGTAAGCCGCCTCTTTAATCCGTCTGTCGAATTGTTTGCCTAGTTTATCTTTGACACCCATGTCATTAAAAAAGACACCGTTTCCCAGGCTGTACGAACAGCGCTGTGTATTTAATTTGTGAAAGAAATTAGAGCATATCTGTGCGTTAGACGAAAAATTATCTATCTTTTTCTGACCCAACAAAGTGTAATAGACGCGCTGAAACTGTAAAATAGTTTCATTTTCCTGTGCGTCATACTTGTCCGCTTTTAACGCCTCTTTGTATGCTCCTGTACTCTCGTGGAATTTTATAAACTGATTTATAAATTGCCCTTTATCTTTTGCGGCAACAAAATCTTGATATGATAGATACATTGTTATCACCCTAGAATTGATTTGTATTGTCTTGTTCGGCTGTGCTTGACGAGTTTTAATGTTTTTACAAGATACCTGATAGCGTCCATCGCGTGGTCTGACTGTTTTATAACTGCATCCCTGCCTTTGTCAGCCGCTGTTGGGTCCCACGCATAGATACCAAACTCCTCGATCGTGTGTGTGCAAGACGGGTCAAACGATAATTTGTCTTGTGTTAGCATCGTCTCAACGTCTGCTATCCCATCGTTAACAGTGTTATCCGCCTTTTTGACCTTGTGCCCTCTACTACGTAGTTCCACGATGAGAGCGGCGGCGGATGGGTCAACAATCACTAAATCATCTTTCTGCCCGTTTAGCGTATCCTCTAGCCCTTTTACTAGCTCACTAACCGGCTTCATTCGGTTGTTTTCTCTGCCCGAGTAATAATACTCTCGTAGACAGTGCCAGTTACCGGTATCTACTCTTTTTTGCCAGACCAGGAAGACGGTGGCGTTCTGCATACCAAAATCGGAGCTAACAATTATCTCCCCGCTAGTCTCCGCCTTACAAACGTGCCTTTCTTCCGAAAACATATCATACACAAGTCCCTCGGCTACCGCCCAGTTGCCTAGTATGTATCGTTGATACCTGTGTGTCCCGGAGTACTCTTTTATTAACTCATCCACTACCGCCGGAGGCAGGCAGCCATCGTGTATGTTGTACGCCTGCTGAAATATATCGGCATCAGAATCCAGAAAGCCTTTAAACCAGTGCTTCGGTCCCGCCGGATTGCACGTCCCATCGAAATGACTGTGTGACGTTCTAAGACGGGATTTCAACATCTCAAATACTTCTTGATTCCACGTTGTCACCTCGTCGCCGTATACGTACTCAATCGTTGCTCCCTGTATTCTCGCAACGTGCTTCTTGTTGTCAGCACCTAGTGCATATACCTTTTTGCCAAATAGCTGTACTGTGTTGTCACTCCGTATCTCACCAACTAGCTTTTCTCCCCAAATCTCTCGCATGGGGTCAAGTATGTTACGTTGTAGCGTGCCTCTGGTGTTTCCCAACATCACAGCCAGCCCTAATCCTTTTAGGTGTGTCAGGCGTTGAGGAATTACGACTGCGTAATCCACAAAGGATTTCCCGGAGCCTGTTGCTCCGGTCTTTACGTTCCAACGATGATTACAGCCTTGCAGGTATTCTGCCTGCTTGCTAGTCAATGGCACTATCGACACCCCCAAGGATTTCAATAGCTTTCGCCAGTACTTTGTCACTTGCACTCTCTGACTGCGGCTTATCACGCCATTGTTCTGGTTTTCTGTTCTTCAACCAAAATATCTGTGCTGTTGTGTCCGGCGCAACGTGCTTCTTTGTTACTTTTCGCTCCGTCATTACTCCGCCTTCGTACTTTTCGCTCGTCTCCTCGTAGCTGTACCCTAACGCCCGTTGTAACAGGCTTTTTTCCACTTGCCTGTCCACAACATCTTTTCCCTTTTTTAAGGTATCGGCTAAAATTGGAAATTTTTTCTTCCATGTATACAAGGTATCTGGGTTAATGCCGATGTTTGCCGCAATCTCTTTGTCTGTGCATCCATCTCGCGCCCATCCCTCTAGCTTAAGTAACCCTTCTTGGGTCAGCCACTCCTGGTATTTACTTATCCCATTTTGGGGTCACCTCCTAAATACAACCATAACCCCGTAATGAATTGTTTACGGGGTTATATGAAAGAAAAGAAAATATGAAAAAAATCGTTTACACCAGTTGCATAGCGCAACTAGATACAAGTATAAGGAATTGCACCTTAACAGCCGCCGGGGTAAGACTAATAAGCGGCTGGTCCCTAAACACTTGTAGACCCGCAACCTGTATGGAACGCAAGGCACCGTGGGATAGGTGTCTTGCGTACTCTCTTTTACGCGGGTGAGAGTTTACACTTTTACCACAAAAAGATAGAGGAGGTTATGTCTCACAAAAAGTTACCAGTACTCGTCCGTACAAATGTATTGTACGACATCTTTTAAGCCGTGTTAGACAAACATAAAAAAGAGAGGGAGATAATTTTCCCCCTCTAATATCCTGCATATTTCCCAGCCAAATTGGCGAAAGCACTAAGCCATCTGCGTATAGTCATTTCTGCATATCCGAGCTTATCCGCCGCCCCTGCTATCGTGTATCTATCCTCAAAATACACCAGCTGTACAGCTTTCATTCTGTCCTCACCGTTGTCCATGCCCTCTGTCTGCTTTATTGCCTTGTTAATAGCGTACATCCACAAGGCTGACTGAGCTGTATTTTCTGCGATCAGTTTGTCTGGGTATTTTTTTACTTGTTTTACTGCGTGTCCGTACCAATCATGCTTAGGATTGCTCAATTTTCTTACCTCCGCGCAACCATCGCTAATATCATCATTACTGCTGCATAAATCTTATCTTCTTTTTCTTCTGCCGCCATCCATTCCAGTAAAGCAATCGCTGCCCATATTATAGGCATCACGTTACTTATCACGTTATTTACTGTACTCATATCACTTCCTCCATAAATCACTTGCTTTCCATGCAAGCAACAAATATATTATTGCCAATATAATTACTCCACAAATCTTTTCACTCATATTTACTCCTCCAACTTTCTTCTTATTTCTTTTTCATTGTCTGCAGTCATTGCTACATCAAATATGCTCATCGTTCTATCTCCCCGTTTCTTCCAACTTTTTTAAACCTCACTCTTTGTAGCGCGTCAGGGTACTTTGTTGTATTGACTCCCGAAAAAAATTGTTTTAAATCTCTACTCCATGTAAGCTGGGAAGGTGTAAAGTCTTTGTATATCACTTCTATTTCAAGAGACTCGGAATTTACTACAACGTCCGTTACGATATATAATCCTCCTTTGAAGTGCCTGTATATACAACCAGTCATTTCTTCTTTCAAATATTGAGCGTCCTTCTGAATTTCCATTACGTCGGTAGAACGCCTTGTATCATATACAGCAGTTAACATCTTTCTTCCTCCTTTTAAATATACTCATTTCTTTTTTCCTTTCTTGTCTTCATGCTTCTATACGTTTTTTCGCTTTACAAATAAACTTGTTATTTCCTCCTGTTTAAAAATATGTGAGCGTATCCGTGGCGTTGTTTGCCATCAACTCGACTCGTTTTAAATATCTTAACTGATTCTGGATGTATGCATCGGAGTCTTTGCCTCCGGCCGCTCTCCAGTCAGCTATTCGCTTATCAACATCTTGCAGTACATTAATCGGAATCATATCAAGATTGATATCTTCGAGACTAAGCTGTTTCATCTTTTTGCTCCTTTCATATATGCTCATGCGCCGTTTTGCCTTTGCAATGTTCGTGATTTCGTGTATCCATCTCTTTCGCCTAATTTTTCTGCAATAGCTCTTATTACATTTACAGTTACGCCGTTTCCTGCTTGCTTATATAATTGACTATCAGAATTAACAAACTCTGCTTTTTCAAAATAGTCATCTGTCCAACCTTGTAGCCTAAAGCATTCTTTCGGTGTCAGCCTTCTAATAGCTATGTAGCATTGGTATTTTTCGTACCAGGTTGCATATACGGTCAGCTCTTCTGAAACTTGCACAAAAATCCCTTGATTGCAACTGGTATCTAATGTATTTGCAACATCACGTCCAACTCGCCCTCTTCTTGTTTTACTTCCTGGAACTGATAAATTCACGCTATCAATGCCTACTCTACACTCGGAATAGCCTTGCTTTGTTGCTTCGGCTACTTTTATGCAGACATTAGGTTCGTTTCCATGCGATTGACTTCTAAGTGTTGGCACTTCACCCTTAGGGGTAACACATTTCGCTTTTCTGCCCTGTGGATCAATAACTCCAATCAGTTCGATCCCCGCTCCGTGTCTATCCTGTCCAGTAAGTGTAAACATCGGCTCACCATTTTCTTTGAACCTTCTTCCGTTCTGACGTTTCTCTGCCTTGTCTGGTGTTAATACCGGAATTGCGATACCACTATTTTGCGCTTTATACGTTCCGTATCCTTTTTGGTATCTCGCTTGCAAGCATCTAGCAACGCTAGTTGTTTCTGTTCCACTATTGCACAAATCTATAAAACACGGCAATGCTACATGATGCCCTTGACCAGTATCAAGAGTTTCTGTAATTCCATCAGGTGCAAATACCTGCGTATTTCTTCTGTAACCGTCCCTGTGACCTATTATTTGAATATTATCTTCTCTGTCTGCTCTTTCGACAGGAAATACTTCTGCGGAGCCTCTGCCTCTAAGATGCCCGATAATGAAACACCTTTCTCTGTTCTGTGGCACTCCGAAATCTTTGGAGTTGAGCACCTGCCATTCTGCATCATACCCCCTCTGCTCCATTTCAATGAGCAGTCTGGCGAAATCCCATCCTCCATTAATACTAAGCAAATTCTTAACGTTCTCAATGAAAAGGTAAGTGGGTCTATTTTCTTCTTCGAGTTGTCCGATAAGGTACATAACTCTGAAAAACAAGCTTGAACGGTTTCCTTGAAACCCAAGTTGCTTTCCTGCAACAGAGATGTCTTGACATGGGAATCCGAAACACCAGCAATCTGCTTTTGGAATGTCTCCGGCATATACTCTTCTAATGTCATTTGCGTACCACTCTCCATTCCTGTATTCCTCCTTTAGTATTTCTTTTTGTCGCTGTTTCAACGGCATTTTGCTCAAAAATTCTCTTTGTTCCTGAGTAATCAGATGCATAGATGTGTAGCTCGCAACCGCGAATTTGTCAAATTCGCAAAAGCCAACACATTCATGTCCTTCCAGTTCCATCCCCCTGCGAAACCCTCCGATTCCGGCAAAAAAATCAATAAACTTCATTTTTCTTTCCTCTTATATATGCTCATGCGGTTTGACCGGTTCCCAGTGTTTTTCAGCTTCCCTATTAATTAACCTGTTGTATCTCTCTACATACTCCTTTTCGTTTATCTCTCTACTTTCAAACATACGTACTAAGTCTTCATAGGTATCTTTTACAGGGTTTTTAATTGCATCTATACGCTCTTTAAATTCGTGTACATCTATCTTTCCGTAGCCACTAATAATTTCGTAGATAATGTCATCACGGTAATTACCATTCATATCTCTAATAGAGTCTTTTAGAATATGCTTGTTTCCTCCGTGTTTTTTGCAGAATTTATCGTAATGCTTTTCAACAGGATTTCCGCCAACCATGCGCCACTCAATTTTACGGAGCTTTTTTGTTAGCTCCTCCATCTTGTTAAAAAGTTCTTCTCCGACAACCGGATTTCCTTTGTCGAAAGATAAAAGTCCAAAATTATACGCCTTGGAACAATAATAGTCAATGTGATAAGACAAATAGCCTATTAATCTGTTATTGCTAACAATAGCGAAATCAAATTTTCCTTCCTCTGGGTTTGCTGATATATCCGGGCACCATTGTTCTAAGCATCCAGTTAAATACATCATATCTTCAGAGAAATAGATTCTTTGAAATTCTGTTATTATTTGTTCTTTGAATAATATTGCAGGTACTAGCATTTGACTCTCCTCTTTATTATCATACATTTTCCAGCTTCTTCTCAGCTTCTTCACGAGTGAGGAACACAGTTTTACCAATTTCACTCATCGGAAAAGTTCCCGTTATTGAACCGGTATAGTTTTCATTCCCGCCTCCTTATTCTTCCGCACGCTTTCGTCCACTCCCTCGCAAATCTCTTTTCTGTCAGGTCGCTTGGGAAAAGCTTTGTTTTTTTGTTTTTGTTTCCTCTGTTTCTCAACTCCCTTTCTACGGCTTCAATTTTCCCCCTCGATTTGGGTGTTTTGCGTAGTTCGGTCATTGCTTCCCTTAACTCTTGTTCTGTGCATCCCACCAGAAATGCGGCTCGGTCAAGGCTTGGTATTTCATATAGTTTTTTCGCTATTTTGTTTTGTATTTTGTCAAAATCTTCGTCTTTCAGCCCGTATGGCATTTTCTTTCCTTTCCCCTCCGGAATAAATCCGGAGGAATCAATGGCATATAGCTCCTCATGGAACCGTTAACGTGTTGCTGTAATGTGTATCTATCCTTAACCCCGGAGGGTGTCCAGCTTTAATATCTTACCCAGTCAAACGGCAATTTATTTACTAGCAGGCAAGCCGCGCCCTCCTTTCCTACCGCAAAAAGGCAATTTCGGCAATATTTATGCTCGTTGCAGTACTTCCCGAGCGTTTTTGCCGCTTTTCTTGCTTCTGAGTCTCCTGTTTTTTTCATTACGCCACCTCCCTGATCGTGATGCCATACCGTTCAAGCATCAGCTTTCTCTTGATGATGTATTCCGGATTTTTTCTTGTGCGCGGGGATTTTACGTCCTCAACAACAATCTTTCCCTCTTTGTCTGTGTAGCGGAAATCTGCTGTATATGATACGGGGCGTTCTGTAGTGCCATCCTCTCGTTTCTGGCTACCTACAAGGATGTATCTAGTCTGTCGCTCTAATCCTGTAATTTCCCCCGCTTCTTGCATCGCCGCAAGCTCTAAATAACGATGCATTTCTCTCTTGCTGTCAAACTTTCCGGCTGTCGTAAAAATCTTTTTATTTCTAAATTTGTTCACAGGTAATTCCTCCCAAATGTTTTGATAAATTCTTCCCTCGTTCCATTGTTCTCCTCCCAGTACTTCTGCGCCAGCTCCTTAAGGTACCTGTCTAGTGGTCCGTTGGGATTACGATGTACTGCATCGCCGCCGTTGGTATGATGATTCAAGCACAAATAAACTGTAAAGCCATACTTTTCGGCTTGTTTTCTGTTGCTACTGCCATATAAGATATGATGCCTATGTAAATTTTGGGTTGTTTTGCAGAAAAAACACTCTTTTTTTGATTGTAGTACGCTATTCATTGCTAGAATCCTCGCTTGTGAAATGATATTCCATTAAATCAGCAATCATTAGGTATTCTTTTGCTATTTTTCCGTTTCGTGTTTCTTTTACCTGTTTTCTAAATCCTTCCAAGTCTCCATGGAAACACCCGCAATTAACCATTATTTTTTTATTTTTGCCCCTATAAAAAGTTGTGCAGCGGAATTCTGTTCCGAAGCCCTGTACTAATGCATAATCTGCGTCGCTGGAAACCCTTGCGTTGCCGGAAACCCTTGCGTTGCCGGAAACCCATGCGTTGCCGGAAACCCATGCGTTGCCGGAAACCCTTGCGTTGCCGGAAACCTCTGCGTTGCCGGAAACCCATGCGTTGCCGTAAACCCTTGCGTTGCCGCAAACCCTTGCGTTGCCGGAAACCCATGCGTCGCCGTAAACCTCTGCGTTGCCGGAAACCCATGCGTCGCCGTAAACCCTTGCGTTGCCGTAAACCCATGCGTTGCCGGCTTGCGATACATTTCCCTCTTTCTCTACATATCCTCCAAGTTCTCCAGCTTTCACGTCTCCAAATTCAACCAGTGCTTTAATTCTAAATAACTTTTTTCCAAATGCATTTGTGATAAATTCTGTTGTTAATTCAAATTTTTTCATTTCTCTTCTTCCTTTCTTGGCTTCCATTTTCCTAGTATTTGTTCCAGCTCTCTTGCTGTTAGCGTTTCAATTCCTAAGTCTTCCGCTTCCTGTATCGTGCCCTTGATTAGCTCACTCATTTCCCGGCTGTCGTAGGTGTGCGAACCTCGCATGAGTCTGTAAAATACTACCTCTTTGCCTTTTTCTAGCCGCCGTCCTATCGCAACCGTGTGAACGTCCTCTTTTTTGTACATGATATTGGTTGGGACATTGGTTTTTAAAACCGCTATGTCCCCTTTTATCAGCTCCGGCTGTCCGTATCTGCCTATCATCAAATTTTTGGCTTCCGCCTTGCTCGTTCCGACTTTTTCCGCTATTTTGGTGACTAAAACATGGAAATAGGCGTTTGCCGACAAGCTTCTTTTCTTGCGGAACGGTTTAATTATTACGGACAGTTTTTCCAACTTTTTCAGTTCGTCCACGCCCTTTATAAACCGCTCCGCCTCGTTGATTTCCAGGGTAACTGTTATCTTTTTGCTAAAATAATCCACCGCTAAGTTTTTTATTTTTCCAGTTAAATCCATGCTATTTCAGTCCTAATTCCTTCATGGCTTCAGCGTATTGTTGCTGTGTCGTCTGATACAGTGATTTTAAACCTCTTTGACTTGCCCATTCTTTAATTTGGGCTTCCGTCATTCCTTTTTTTTGCATCAAATCATAGAGCCGTTTTGCTTCTTTCTCTGTGATAACCTCGTTGCGTTTGTATTCGTCTGTATCCGCGTCTTTCGAGTCATCCAGAAGAAACAAGCTATTTAACGCGTATTTCCTCGCGTAGCTTGATGCCGCTCCGGTAATTTGTGCCGCGTCCATCTTTGGCTTATTCTCTTCTTCTCTGGCATATGCTGTAGTACAAAAACTGCTCTCGCTTTCTACATCTTTCAAAACTGCTGTCGCTTTTATATAAAATCGGTTGCCCAACATAACGATTTCGTCGCTAATAGACAGTAGTAAACCTTCTTCGTCTAACAACGGTTTTACCGCCTCATAGATGTCCTCTAAGCTCCTATAGTTGTATTTGCCAAAGTCACTGTACCTGCTTTTTGGTACCTTTAACTCTGCCTGAATTCTTTGCAACTTTTTGTGAATATCTCCCATCTTTCTTACCTCACTATCACGCTCTTTGAGGTCTCAATGTGCGCTCCCGCGACCTCTTTTCCGGCTTTAATCGCCTTTTTAATCGCTGTCTTGTCCACCTGTGGCTCTGGAATCCTGATGTATTCCTCTGTCAGGCTGCCTAAGTCGTCAATGGTCACAGACTCGCTGTTTCTGTATGACACGCTTACTCTTGCCGTTTTGAGCTTTTCTCCGTCAAGAGCATGGGACAGATAGTCCTTACACCTCTGTGCGGCGTTCTCGCAACTTCTACGGCGTTTCGCAAGCTTTTCTTCCTCCTCTTTGATTGCCTTTGCTTCTGCGGCGTAATTCTTTACTGCCAGCGCGATTCCCTCCACCTTTTTGTCTCTCTCGATGTTGAGAGCCTCAAGTTTTTCAAGGTCAATAATTTCTCCTGTCTCCTCGTCTACGCAATCCATGATTGCACTGTCAATCTCGTATAATGTCATTGCTCTAATTCCTCCTCGTACCTCTCGTATTCGTTGTAGTTTGCCGCACCTCGTTTGATTGCTTTGTGTGCTGTTCTGCACTCATATTCTGCCTCAAGGTGCTGTCTTTTTAGGTATTCCCTGACTGGGTCAACGTACCACTCCGCCATGTTTCTCCTCGCTTTCTTCTCCCCATGCCGTTTCAATGCTTTTGCTCAATTCGTTGTAGCCGCGGGCAAAAGCTTCAATTTCTTTCATCCGCAAAACGCCTGTTTTTTGTACCTTGTCTTTAAATAGCTCTAAAATAGCTCTTGCAATCGCCTTGTCCTCGACTGTGATTACAACACTTGCAGGAATCACACCTTTTTTCTCTAAGACGTCCTCATACTCTCTTTTCGCAAAGCCGTTTACGCTAATCATTGTGTTATTCATAACCCAATCTCTCCTTCTTTTCTGCTATCCAATCCCCCAACGCTCCACTACATTGTTCCGGGGGATAATTTTTATTATCCTGCTCTAACCGCCCAACTATTTCTCCCAGTGTGGGTAGTTCCGGCACTGTTTCTTTTCGCTCTATCGCCCCCGCCGCTCTTATCATCTCTCGGAGCTTCGGTGGGTACTTGTCTATCTCCTTTTGTGCTTCTAACGCCGCTCTGTAGCTTCTGAGGAAGTTTGACTGTATGACCGTCTGAAAGTCCGCTGAATCTACTACCGCCCAATCATGGAGCGTCTGTGGCGTTCCTACTGCCTTTTGCAACGTAGGAGGCAGTTTGTCAAATTCCTCTCTGTAGCCGTAAATCCCATTACTGCACGCCTTTGCCACTGTTGCCCACGCTTCCTGCTCGCTCAGGTAGCTGCTTTCTGCCTTGAGCTTACTGGTGCACTCCAAAATGTCTGCCGGTGTCGGCGGAAACTTGCCTGTTGTCATGTACATCTGTGCCGCCACGCTTATCGTCTGATAGTCGTTGTTCTTACCTACTAAGCGGTACCACATGTCTAACGCCTGTTCGTTGGGAACAAATCCCGGAGCCGTGTAAACGGTCTTTAATGCGGCTACAATTTTAGAAAACTCCGAAATCGTCATACATTCCGCCTCCCTCCTGTTCTTTCTGTGCTGCCCAGTGCTGTATATCTCCGTACAGTCGGTCGTTAATGTTCTTCGTGCTGTCGTTACCTGTTTTCAGCTCAAAGAATCCTAACCACTCCTTGTCCAATGACTGGTCTATGATTTTTTTCATCATTCCCAAATCTCCGCCGGACAGCTCGTGTAATTTTTTGAGTAAAGCTTTCAAAGCTCTGTCTGTCCTTACTGGCTTTCTGATTTTTTTACGCATGGCAAGGAATTCCAAAAACTTGCAGTTAAGTTCTTCGTCCTCGAAATACTGTTCTGGCTCCTTCGTGCGCACACTCTCTTTTATTCCTTTAGTACTTGATTCCTTAAGTATTTTATTATTTAAGTATTTTATTCCTTTAGTATTTAATTGCGTTGGATTTTCCTGTATGGGTTTTTCCTGTGTTGGTTTTTCCAATATAGGCTTTTCCTCTTTAGGTTCTTCCAATACAGGTTTTTCCTGTGTTGGCTTTTCGTAAATGTCGTAAACTGTACCGCTTACCTGTCCTTTTTCGTTTCTCTCACGAGTCACTTTCAGGTATCCGAACGCTTTTAACTCTTCTAATGCGGCTCTTACGCCGTCTACGCCGTCTTTATTCAAATTTGCCAGTCCTTTAACCGTAAAGTCCCAGTCTTCCGGTAAACTAAGCATAAGACTCAGTAAGCCTTTTGCTTTTAAAGACATACCCTTTTCTCTAAAATGATAATTCGACATAACGGTGTAGTCTGTCGTTTTATTTATTCTCATTACTGCCATGTCTACCTCCTATCTTGACAAATCGCCAAGTCTTTTGTAAAATCTAGTTATGTTTTATTTGTTAAGAGCTTAATGGTAGGGCTCTTCCTTTTTTACTTCGTGTTCTACGCCGTCTTTATCAGTGTAAAACACCTTGTCATACTCTACGCCCTGCTGTCGTCCTAAAAGGGTGTAGAGTAGTCTAGCAACATACTCTGGTCTCGGAGGTTCATTCATTTTTTTACTCCTCTCTTTTCGTAAGTTCCTGACATTGCAAGAATTTATTAATAAAATATTGCTGTCCTTTACCCGTGACTTTAGTTGTCTTGGTGATGATATTTTCACCCGCTCCGTTAATGTAGGAGCCTTCCTTGATTTCAAACAATCCAAGCTCCATACCTTTCTGGGTTGGCATGTTTCTGCCTGACCCACGTTTGAGGAGAAAGCCATTTTCACGCATCCAAGAAAACAATCTTCGTTGTCCAATTTCGATGCCATTCTGTCTTAACAGCTTCGCAAGTTCACCGATTAAAATTGAGGTCTGACTTGCTGAAACGGCATCTGCAAACACTTCTTTCGGTCGCATACGCTCAACGTTTTCAAGCAAAACTGCATTGTCAGCTTTTAAAGATTCGATGGTTTTGTCAGCCATTCTCAAAGCTCTTGCAAAAACTTGTTCCGGCGTGTTCCATGCTTTTTCTAAGTCGATGAAATACTGACGAATCAGTTTCCCTTTTTCTGTTCTGGACATTAAACAAATGTGTTTTGCCATATCTACAGATAACTTGTAATCGTGTAAGTCTCTAATCTGTACCCCGCCGTTGTTCTGAACCTCCGTACTCACAAGTACGCTGGTGAAATCTTCGTTTTCAGCAAACCCTTGCGAATTTACTTCAAACCACGCTGAAAATCTTTTGCTTACGCCAAGGGCACCATGTAAATCTCTTGCAGAGACAGTTGGTTGCTCTGTATCATAGTTGACAGGAATTAAATTTTCCATCTAGTCACCTTCTTTCTGTTCTTCACATTCCTGCTTCTTATTACTTGCCATTGCTTCACCCATGCCAAGTAAGTAGCCTTTATTAAATTCAGACATATTAGGAATAGCTTTTGTTATAGCTTCAAGAATCTGTTTTTCTTTTTCTGACATTTTCAGCACCTCTCTTTCTTGACCTGCCATCATCAGTACCGGGAGGTCGTCTCCGGCAGACGGTCATTTCTGACCGTTTCGGCTATTTATTTTCTAAAATAATTTCAAGCCCATTTTTTTCTGTCACTCTCATTTCAGTAACTCTTTTGTCTAAAAGCTCGTCCGTTTCACAACCCAAAAAGTAGTCCGCATAGTGCTCTGCTTCGAACTCCATACCAAACATTGCTACTACTATTCTAATTAATGTGCTATTGTCGATCTGTCTCTTATACACATCTGACGCTG